CTACAATTCTATAACTAGACAAATCAATATTTAATGAACCACTACTTGGTAGTGCATAAGATAAGATTGGAGTATTAGTAGTCCTACTTATGGTTCCAGTTGCCTCAGAAACTAATGCAATTGAATTTCCACCTGGTTGAGTATTAAAAATATGAGACCCTGTTTCTAAAGGAGCATCTAAAAATAAGAAAATTTCTGCAGGCACATTTCCACTAGTAAATGTTGCACTCAATCCCTTTATAATGATTTCTCTTGAATTGAGTACGCCATTATTTGTAGTTGGATTTTGAACGGTAATTAAGTGATTTAGAACACTGTTAGTTAATCCACTAGCACTTCTAAATGCAGAACTTGGATATGTATTTTGGATAATTTTTCCCTCAACACCCATCATTAGGGATGCTCCACAAACAGAAGCAGTTGAAGCAATACCAACACCACTTAAATTTGCAGCAGCATATCCAATCTTAAATGATGGATTGTCTACCCAAGGAGTAGTGTATTTGTTACTATAATGAGCATGATGAACAAAAATCATATCTCCATTCAGGGGATTTTCTATTGCATATCTTTGTTCACCAGCACCCAACCAGCGATAATTGATTTGGAATACATTTAATTTTGATGTATCTAAAGTAATTCCAGATGGATTTACTGTTCCACCAACACCAGTTAAATTATCTAAGTTCCAATCTTCCTGATATGTCCATTCTTCTGTAGCAACTTTACCAGTTTGAACCGTTGTGAATGTTCCTACTGCTCCTGTTGTTCCTGGTATAAATTGAAAATTACCCGTTTGTGGTCCAACTGAATTTGCTAAAAATATAATAGTATTATCTCTTTGGTCTGGAATATGAGTTGCGTATGAAGTACTAAATCCTAATTTCGCTGCTGTTGCTGATGTAATTCCAGCATCATTTACAAGAGATACATTATAAGAAGTTCCATTTAAAATAACGGTGGATATTCCTGATGAACTTGCTGCAGTAGTGATTGTAAGTTTTCTAATTTCTGCCTTTGTTCCATATTGGCGAAGGATGCCAAATCTTCCATTAGTATTAAATCCAACCTGTAATGCAGATTCCTGACTAAAAAATCCTGCTCGTAGAGTTACACCTACAGTCGGATTAGTAAAACATGCAGTAAATCTTGCAACTCCTCCTTGTCCTGGACGATATCTTAAAAATCTTTTTGAACGAACTACACCATATCCATATGCACTTGTTCCAGTTTCTGCAACAAACAAACTATTTCTTGTTGTTCCTATTCCACTTGTAAATGAATATGTCTGAAAACTGTTTGATGGAAGTCCATAGATTGGGTCTAACTGAACTACCGGAGTGATTTCAGAAACTGCGTATTCACCAAAAGCACCTCTACCAGTAGCACCTTCATTTATAATATTCCCATACTGATCAGCCTGAATATAAACCTCATGAAGAGTTCTTTCCTGATTTAAATAATCTTGCTGATTTTTATTCCACTGAGCCATTTATCAATCAATCCATTCTAATTTTGATGGGTGGTATCTTTTTGTACTTTTAATATTGCAGTTTTTTTCCGTTATTGGATAAATCTGATGAACAATTGCTCCTGGATATTCTGCTTGCAATTCTTCACCTAAAGATTGTTTTGACGGAATACCTGTTCTACTAGTTAATTCCATACGATAAAGACTTCCGTTCCACAGTACATCTGCAACATATCCTTCACCAACTGATTGTTGTTCTGGTTGAGAAGAATTGATATAAAGATTTCCGTTAAAATCGCCAGAAATATTTACAGATTCTGAGATGAATTGCTTAAAAGATTTCATTCTTCCTCTTCTGTTTCTCCATTAAACATATAATTCGCTACTGCAGGACGAAATTCGTCAATTTTTTCCGCAGATTTTGTGAAAAGAAGTTCTTTAATCTTATCACTAATCTGAGAAGGTGATTCATCAGCAGCAATCATATCCAGTAGATCATCCATTGTTAAAAATTTTAATCAGTAATCGTTTTTATTTATATCTCACCGCCCTTGGGCATCTCTGCTGCTTTAGCGTTTACTTGGGTCGCAGATGCATTAATTTCTGGTTCCATTACTGGTTGCCCCAGATCCATCTGTGCAGTTTGGTCTAAAGGCATACCAGTCATTGGATCTACTGGTACATTGGGATCTGGAATAATTCCATCTTCAATCTCTTTCTTAATAAGAGCATCTTGCTCAACAATTTCAATATCGGTTTGCCTCAGTACTTTTCTTCTGACATAATCTTGGGAAAAATACTTTCCAACATAAGGTTCTGCAATTTGGACCATATTCAGTCTTTCGTTGAGCAACTCCGCATCCTTTAGTTCAGCAAAATGGTTATCGTATAGGAAATCATATTGAATATGCTCATCCATCTGCGACCAATCTTCTGGAGTGATTATGTTCTTTAGGATGAGTTGAGTTCTCAACATATCACTGAACATATGAGAAAATCTCTTTCTCAAACGAGCAACAAACTTACTAAACTTTACTTCATCTCTTAGTATTTCGGATGAACGTCCAAGATTAAATCCACCTTCCCCATCCATTCTGGATGGTGGAACATTTAGGGAACGGTAAAGTTTTTTCTTAAAATATTCAATATCAGTAATTTCTCCTAGATTTTGACCACCTGGAAGTGTAGAAATTTCAGTCCCTCTGCCACCTTCTCTTCTTGGAAGCCAAAAATCCTCAAGCATCGCCATGAACTTCTTATCATCACGAATTTCGCCAGTGCTTGCATCATATACCTGTTTATTGCGATATCGCATCATCACATCGCGAAGATACTGCTCCGCTTTCACTTTTGGTAGATTGCCCACATCAATATAAAAAATTCTTCTTTCGGGTGCTCTGGAAAGGCGATAAATTACCAGAGAATCTTCAATCATACGAAGTTGATTGAGAGACTTGATTGCTTTGTGTAGATATGAAAGAGTTGAACCTTTATTTCTATCTACAAGACCAGAAGTGCAATAAGTTACAGAATCGCTTGTCATTCTTATTCCAGAATTTGACCCACCCAAACCTCCAGGAGCTGGAGTTCCGGTTGGATAAGTCATTTTTGGTTCATAAATAAAATATTCTTCAATTTCGGGAAAATCATAATCCATTGGATTATCAATATTCCTATTAGAAATTCTGTACTTATCACCTTCTTTTTTCTTTGCCTGACGAACATAACGCATTTTCATTGCGTCAATATATCTCAACTCCTGTATTCCTGCCTCGGGATTTTTTAGATCTATGACTTTGTGATAGTAAAGTCTCCCATCAACATACCAATTTCTATAAATTTCGTGAGATTTTTTATCAAAATCCAAAAGTTCCAGAATATATTTAAATTCTTGCCTGATTTTCTTTTTGATCCCGTCACTTGCATTTAAGTTGTCCAAATCAATCTGGACGGGACTATCATTGGTATCGCTTACAATTGCTTCATTTACAATATCTTCAATGGCACTATCCACTTCTGGATGAAGTGCCATTTCTCGATATCTTTTAATAAGATCGAATTCTGTTCTATATACACCCTCAATATCTACATACGAACCAAAAAAACCACTACTTAGGTAATGGTCAACCCCGTCCTCCTTATTTGGAGGAACGGGGGAAACTACACCCGGAGATAATGGTTCGTTATCATCAATAGAAAAACCAAAAAGTTTTGCCATAATTTATTTTTTAACTATCTTCTTTTGTCTATTTATTATGCTTCTTCAGTCGAAGGTGTCCAGTACTGAACTTGGAATTCAACAGTGAACTCTTCAATAGTATCACTACTATCGTAAGATAGGTCAATTGCTGCAATATTGGTGGGGAAAATATCGAAGAATTTATAAGTAGCAGCAACTTCGAGACCAGACCCAGTAGGAGTATTCTTTCCTACATTACTCTTCCCTCTCTTAAACTGCTTAACAAAAGCATTACACATGTAATCAGCTGGGTTGGTGAAACCACTTCCATCGGCATATTGTCCAATTGACTGCATCCATGCTTCCATAGCATCTCTGATCAAGAAGTCTTGGTCGTTGATGATTGTGACCGTCCAAACATCAAAGGTTCTGTCTCCAGCTACCTTAAAAACTCTTCCTCTAAAGGGAACATCAATTGATGCAATATTAGACGCAGGCAATGCAGCCGCTTTACATAGGATTGGAA